GGCTAAGAAAAACAAATATAAAAAAGAAGTTTCAGAAGATACTAAGGCAATAAGAAGATTCTTTAACTTAGCTGCTAATTATATAAATATGAAACGAATGTTAAATAGAGAGTAATGGCAGTATTTTATAAAGACATAAAAACAGGTAATTGTTATAAATGTGATATAACTAGTGAAAATGAAAAAGACATTGATATATTTCTAGACACCATTGGCTCTAAAAATTCTATCATAATAAATGAGGATGAGTTTAATAAGAAGTACGATAAGGTAATGACTTTAGATATTTACGATTATACAGATACTCACAAGATAGGTGAACTTACTACACAATGGCTTGATTTAGATAGTATTGAAGAAGAAATATTTACATTGTAATGGCAGAAGATAAGACATACACACTTGAGGAATTGAAAGAGAAGCTCATTGGTAAAACGATGGAGTATGCTAATTTAGAAACTACATGTAATCAAAATGGGTCTAATCTTAGATATGATATTAAATTACTAAGGGAAAGTATTGTATTAATCGAAGGTAAAAGCGAATGGTCATGTAGTGATATTGAAATGAAAGGAGATGTATTATTTAAAAGTCCATTTGTTAAGGTTAGATATCTTGGTAAAGATGAGAATGGAGAACATTATAAAGTAGTTGAATAATGGGATACAATAAAGAAGAACTATATAAACAAGCAATAGAAATACTAAACAATAACGATATAATGTTTATTGAACACTTAGTATCTTTAATGCCTTGTGATAAGACTACTTTATATAGGCACTTACCAATTGACTGCAACGAATACAACGCTATAAAAGAGTTAATAGAGAAAAACAGAACAGATAAAAAAAGCAAGATGTATAAGAAGTGGTTTGATTCAGACCATCCAACCCTACAGGTAGCACTAATGAAACTAATATCTACAGACGAAGAAGCACATAGACTAAATGGCTCGAGTCAGAAATTAGATGCAACAACTAAGAATAAGATAGAGTTTGTTAATGTATCTAAGCAATTTCCTGATAAAAGTAACAAATCGTAAGTTTACCTCTCGTAGAATTTTAAAGACTGTAAGTAAAATGATCTATCATATATCAACTTATCACAAGATAAAACAAATCAAGTCAAAGATTAAGGTAATACAAGGTGGTCAAGGTGCTGGTAAAAACGTTTCAATAGCTCAGATACTAATAGAGAAAGCCAACGAAAAGAAACGTCTTATTACTGTAATGACAGATACATACGACAATCTAAAGGATGGATCAATAGCAGATTTTAAGAATCAATTCTATGAATCAGACCTAGATTGGGAGAAAGCCTACAACAAAACCGATAAGGATTTAAAGATAGGTCAATCAGTAATACAATTCAGATACATATCAGATACTAAAAAGAGTGCCGGTAAATCAAAAAGGCGTGATATACTTTATATCAATGAGGCTAATAAGATAGGCTGGGAAGTAGCAGGAACTTACATAGGTAGAACACATGAAGAAGTTTATATAGATTACAATCCTGACTTTGAATTTTGGGCACATACTCAAGTACCTAAACTATTAGATGATAAAGGCAATTCAATAAGTGAGCAAATAGTTGTTACCTACATTGATAATGAAATGTTGCCAGAGAATGAAGTTAACTTTATTGAATCAAGGCGCAATAATGAGGAATGGTTTAGGGTTTATGGCTTAGGTCTTACAGGATTCTATTCAGAACGAAGGATATATAAGTATAAGTTCATAGATAAGATACCAGATACAGCCGAAAGGATAGAGTCAGGAATGGACTTTGGTGTATCTCCTGATCCTACTATATTAATTGACGTGTACAAAAAGGATAACAATTTGTATGTTGATGAGTTGTTTTGTCTTAATAATTTAATGCCTGAAAAAATAAAGGGTGCTGAACGTATGGCAATAATTGACCAAATGGATTTAATAAACTTCACTAAAGGTCATAAGATAATAGCAGATAGTGCAGGTAGAACGGAGATAGACGACTTAAAGAAGTACAGACACAATGTAAAAGGAGTTAAAAAGACACCTGGCAGCCAAATATTAGGCATTAATAAGCTTAGGGGTTACGATATACATCTAACTGAACGATCAGTAAACGTAAAGAAAGGTATTGAGAATTGGTTTTTTAAGGTAGATAAGAATGGGTTAATCATACCAGAACCGGAAGGACATGAGCCTGATGGATTAGCAGCTTTACGTTATGTTATTATGGAACATTCGAAGAAGAAAGCCGGCATGTATTAAGTATTATTTATAATCAATCTAAATAGTAGCAAAATAATTACTATCTTTGTACATATTTTAAGAATATGGCAACAAAGACATTTCCAGAAATTGTTGAGATAATCAAATTAGGATTACCTTCATGGGTTAAAGACGCCGAAATAGAACACAAAAGGCTTAATGTTCATTTTAACGGAAAGAACACAGCAGAATATTTAACAGTAATAGATACTATTGAAAATGCCAACCAGTTAGCACTACGACAAAAATTCCTAACCACCAACAGACATCTTTTTGTAAACTTACAAAGACCTATTGACAAGGTTTTTTCTGCTAAAGGTGGTGGTAATATATACAATCTAAATACAACTCCAAAAGAAAAGAAACTAACAGATAAGCTTAAAGATATTAGGCACGGTAAAGCTATTCGCAGATGGATAAAAGACATACAAGCGAATAAATACTATACTGATGCTGCCGGTTTAGTATTCTTCGAATGGAATGATAGGAAAACTTATCCAACCATGAAATCAATTTCATCTATTCAGAATTATGATAGTGACGGAAGGGCATTAGAATGGTTACTATTTAGACCTGAACAGGAGGTAGTAAACGGTGAGGCAACAGGTAATAAATTATATAGATTTGTTGATGATGTAAATGATTATCTAATAAAAGAGGCAGGCGAAAGTTATACTATAATAGAAGATGAGACATATAAGAACCCATTTGGTAAAGTACCAGCTATTATAAACTCTGACATAATGAATAGTGATTTAACTTATAATGAATCACCATTTGAGATTATTGTAAGTTTAGCAGATCATTATCTAAGAACAGGCTCTATTAAAAACCTTAATGAGTTCTTACATGGTTATCCTATCTTTTGGAGATACTTAACAGATTGTAAAACATGTAAAGGAACGGGGTTTATTAATGGTGAAGAATGCCCTAAATGTAGCGGTAGTGGTAAAAACCTAAGCAAAGATATAACAGATATAATCCAAGTAGAAAGACCTGAAGCTGGCGAGCCTGTATTAGCTCCTGATTTAGCCGGTTATGTTACTCCTGATATTGCAAGCTGGCAAGAGATGAGAACAGAACAGGAGTCTATAATGTCATTATGTGAACTTACTTTGTGGGGTTCTAAAATGAATAAGGATGTTAATAACGAAACAGCAACAGCAGCCTTTTTAAATATCCAACCGGTTAATGATAGACTTAACATGTTCTCAGATGCCTTTGAGGATATGGAAAAGAAAATGACTGACCTAATAGGAATATTCTATTTAAAGACTTATGAAGGTTCAAGCATTAGTTATGGACGTAGGTATTTAGTAGAATCACCTGAGGCAATATGGAATAAATACGAGAAAGCAAGGGGCGAGGGTGTTAATAAGATAGCTCTTGACTACTTGCTATTACAATTCTACCAATCAGAATACAGTAATGATATTGAGAGTTTAGCTATTGTACAAAAAGGAATTAAGTTAGAGCCATTTGTACATAAAACAGATGAGGAGTTAATAGCGTTACCAGTAATGGACGAAGATAAGAAAGCGAAGATATACTTTAATGAGTGGTTCAAAACGGTAGATACAATGGACATACTCACGAAAGAGATTAGTAAGTTGCAAGAAATGTTTAATATATATTTAACAAATAAATCAATTAATGATGGGAGTAAAAACATACAATGAATTTAAGGTATTCTACAACCAAGGAAGGATAGTAGAAAAGAAACAGACCGACAGAGGTCAGGTGAGGATAAGCGAACACACAGCAAGTATTAATAATACATATTCTGAGTCTACAGGCTTACTATATGAGTTAGCGGAAGAAAAACCGGATAGGGTGGCACTATTTGTAGAGGCAAAAGAATTAGGGTTAGATGTTCCTAAAAATATCAAAACAGATTTATTAATTATTAAAATTAAAGAATCAAAAGAATAATGATAAACGAAACAACATGGCAAGAACTTGCTAAAAGAACAGGATTAGCAGTAGACAAACTGCAAGAGGCTATTACCTCAGAAAAAGAGGAAACTATTGAATTAGCACAAATGAACATCTTAACAGATATTGAACTTACAACACTTAAAGAAACAGTAGGAAAGGAATCTGCTAAAAACGGTGCTAAAACAATTATTGAAATGGAAGTTAAAAGCCTAAGAGAAAAGCACGGGCTTGATTTTGAAGGTAAGACAATTGACAATCTTATGAATGCATACGGTAATAAACAAATTACAGATGCTAAGATAGAGCCAAATAAAAGAGTAGATGAATACAAATTATCTTTGGATAACCTTCAAAATAAGTACGAAACCGATTTAGGCATGAAGTCTAATGAGATTTCAGAGCTTAATGGAAAATTAGGCATATATAAAATTAATGGCGATTTAGCAAAGTTTATCCCTGACGGATTAAACGGAATTGAAAATAGTGATTTTTTAACCATTGCAAAAACATCTGCAAACTTTGATTATGAAGATGGTCAATTAGTTGTTAAGCAAGGTGGAAAGGTTTTAAAAAACAATCTCGAGAAACCAATATCACCAAAAGATTACTTAACAGAATTTGCAACAAGTAAAAACTGGTTAAGTTCTGATGGTCGTGGTGGCGGAGATTCAACAGGTGATGGAAATTCAGAGTTTAAAAACATGAATGACGTAATGGGACATATGAAAAATAATAATATCAGCCCAATGTCACCAGAAGGACAAAAGCTAATAGCCGATTTTGAAAAAAGTAAATAATTAAAACTAAAACAAAATGGCAAATTACACAGACAGCGTAAGAGCTGCAACAAATTACGAACTAGATGCCATGATGAACATGCCTGAATTTAAGGTAAAACCATCAGCAGCATTAACAGCTTTTCAGGCTAATACTCAATTTTTAGTATCAGATGAAGAGGTAAAGACACAATGGAATCAAAAACCCAGTGATAGCACAGTAGTAACAATTAAGACGCTTAACAAGCAAACTACAACCGATGCAAGTGCAAGAGCAGCAGCTCACACGGGATCAATTAATGATTCAAGTACGGCGAATGCTGCATACACTATTTATGCACAAAAATTTAAGTATTCTATAAAGCAAGCAGACAAAGACATTTTTAGTCTAGGTAAAATGATTGCTGCACAGTATAGAAGTGCTTTTATTGATTGGCATGAAAGAGTAGAAACCGCATTGATTAGCTCATTAGATACTAATAGAAGTCAGGCAGTTGTTTCGTTAACTCCACAATCAGGAACATGGGATGCTTCTAACTATTGGTTTGGTGTTGCAAATGGTGAGGATGATTTTTATGCGCAACGTATTCAGGCATTTATGCAAGAGCAATATTACGGTGGTGGGTTATCAGTTATTAATAACATGGGTGCTGCAATTCGTTTTGCCCAGGTAGCTCAACAAGGTGGTGGTAATCAAACTAATTTAGGTTGGCAGATACCGGGACTGAAAAGCTATACATCAACAGGCTTTGCAAATGAAACAGGATATGAGTACATGAGTTATATTTTTAAAGAAGGTACAATAGGGCTATTGTCTTGGATTCCTAGATTGAATCGTGAAGGATTTGGCGATGTATTTCAGAATGGTGGTAGATATTCTACTATGCCAGACCCGATGGGTTCAGGACTTACATTTGCAGTTCATGAATATGCAACAGCGGCAGATAATGCAACAGCGGCAGAAACTCAAGATATTGACATTGAGGTTGAAATTTCTTGTGACTTAGCTCCTTTCTATGCACCTCAAACAACAAGCAATGCTAATCCAGTATTTAAAACAGGGCTTTTACAATAGTATTATGAAAAAGTATATAGCGATAATTGCAATCATGTTGTTCTCAGTAACAGCATTTGCACAGAGTAGAGGAAGGGTACAAACAATTGCTACCGATAGTTTAAAAGGTAATAATAGTTCGGTACTTGCAACAATTCCAATAACAGGATCATATGAAAGTATGTTCATTGAGATAGCAGCAACCAGAGTGTCAACAGCAGCAGGAGGTGTATTTTATCTTCATGCGGGATTATCAGAAACCACAGCACAAGAGGTTAACTCTAGCAATTCTAGTGTTGAGTTTATGGTGAATGATACTATGACTACTGCGGATGTAGCGACTCAATATTTTAATATATTAATAGTTAATCCGGGTTCATCCAAATATTTCATATATGGCGATGGTGATGCTAACGATACGTTAAAAGTTGTAACTAAAATATTATTAAAGTGATAAATATCACAACACAAAAAACAGCGATGCTTGGGGTAAATGGTTGGAAACAATCATTACTCTCAGGTGCGCCTGTTATAGATGCTGATAACTTAGCAACTACATCAGGGGCTTATTATAATAGTGACTATTCAGCATTAGTAACAGTAGATAATATTATTAACACCTATGAAACTACTGGATTAACAGACGAGCAAGTAAACGCTTTGTTAACGCAAATTGTACAAGGTGCTGCGGCTAAAGTTCTTAACGCTGTTTTTGGTGATGATGATTTTATACAAAACGATATTCTATTTTCACATGAATATGATTTTACACATACAATAGATAATGATACTTCTTTTGTAGGTTATGAAACTAACATATCAAAAAGAAAAGATATATTAAACTTAATCAATAGCTTATCCTTAACATTCAATGGAATAGATACTGTTAAAATATTATTGTTTCATTCAAGTAAAAATGCATTAGTAGATAGTGTTGAAGTTACAACCGTAGCAGATAGCGAAGTAAACCAAGCTTTAACAGATTGGGCTTTACCTTACGTTAACTCGATAAAGGGAGGTAAATGGTACATAGGTTATCTAAGGAGTGGATTAACATACAAGGCATACAATAGAGAATATGAGAGTGCAAGCATAATGAATACATTTTACTGTAATTCATGGCAACAAATACAAGTACCAGGACATGACGTAGAAACATTATTTGATGTAAATGATATAGTTTATACATCAGAGACATATGGAATGAATTTTGACATATCAACATTCAAAAGTTATGATTCTGTAATAACACAAAATAAAAACAAATTCAGTAAGGCATTAGGGCTACAGGTTGCAGTAAATGTATTAGATGCTATTGCAAATAGTAATAGGGTTAATAACATCGAAAGAACCACAATGGACAATGCAAGAATACAACTAACAGGATTTACAACCGAGGCAACATCAGACTTAGGATTAATAAAGAGATTAGCAATAGAGATAAAGAAATTAAAAGAATCATTTACCGGAACACCAAAATTAATGATTAATACATTAAGATGAGCGTAGGACTAAACAAATATATAGATGATGCAATAGCAATATTTACCTCTGACTTATGGACAGGGTTTAATAACTCATTTAATGGTAGGTCTTATCGAATAAAGAACAAACAAGGTAATACTATCCCTGTAATATATAACGGTACTACAACCAGTAGAGATTATAGAGAAGTCTTCGCCACAGATAAATATGATTCAATAGTCCATTTTGATGTCGTTCCTAATAACGAATTAATAAGTAGCTTTCAATCTAACATACCTGTAAACATATTCTTTGCCGTTAATCTAGGTAAGGTGTATGGTAATGATACAAGAGCAGTCGAACAAGCGAAAGCTGATATAATGAACGCATTACAATACACTTCTTTTGTATATGATGGTTATTTAGATCAAGATGCTTATTCTGGTATTTATGACTTAACCGATAAGCAAGAGGATCAATTTAATATGCAGCCTTATTATGTCATAAGAATACAGACTACAATAATGGCTTCATTAGGAGATTGCGAACCATCCACTCCAATAGTAAACTATGCATTAAACATATCCCATGTAGGCGAAGGGGTAACTAATCCAACAACTAATATATATTCAAGACAAGCGGGAACAAGTGAGAGACTAACAGCAACAGAAGAGGCGGGTAATGAATTTGTAAAATGGACATTAAACGCAGTAGAAAGTTTTAATAGAATATTAGATGTAGTTTATGATGGAGCAAAAACAGCTGTTGCTACTTTTCAAACGCAAATAATTTGGCAAGACTCAATTAATATATTATCAAATATACCTGAAGAGTGGGCACAGGGTTCTATTTTAGGTAATGGTTCTGAAAACACCTCGTCTATTCGTTTAAAAAGTGATTATATACCTATAGAATATGCTGTTAATTCAATTTTAACAACATTGATTGCAGGTATTTATGCTTATACTTATCATGAATACAAAGGAACGGGCGGTCAATCCGATTGGATAGATGATAACAACTTAGGATATTTAGATATAAATCCAGAAACTACTCATATTAGATTTGTTGCAAAGTTTTTAAGCGGTGCAGCTATATTGCCCAGCGAAGCAGTTAATTTTATAGATACTATTGAAACTAATGGATATTATATTGATGAAGAAATTGAGGGTGCAATTGTCCCTTATTTAAAAGTATCTCAATTTAATACAGGTATATTTAACGAAGGTGCAGCCCCGGCTGGTATTCCTAACGAAGATTTGGCAACACAACAGCCTATATGGGAAAGCCTTATTTCAAGTTTAGATTCTAGTATTTTATTAATGACTGAATGCGTAGAGTATTTCGATGAAGATGGAATAATAAAAACTTATGATTCTATATTAGATCAATCATATAAATATAAATATTTTCCACCATCAACTTCGCCCTCAATTTTCCCATGGCCATATGTTGCATCAAATTATATTATAGCATTAAGAAAATACATAGCTCCATCTGGACGTACCTTTGCAATAGGATATGTTAATGTTAATGGTGTAAGGATTGGATTAGCAACAATGCATGGAGTGCCTGGAACTGGTAGTGTCGAGATAGCATCAAGGCTTGCAGATAATAACGCAATAATAGCTTATTTCGCAGCAATAGGTTATGAAAAAATAATAATAGGTTCAGATACTAATAATGCTAGTTTTGCAGAATTAAGTGTATTTACTGATGATGGCTATACGCTTGGTAATGGTGGGGCATTTGGTGAATTTGTAACTTCATTATATGGACAGAATGATGGAAAAGTAGATAATATAATTACAAAAGGATTTACAATGACTAGTTTTGGGGTAAGTGCTAAAATAAATATATATGAGCGAAATTAATCAAAACCCTTGCACCACGGACTTAGCTCCAACAGGTGATTCAGGGTGTACACCGGATTTAACAGTAGCTAGAAAATTATTCCTGTATAAAGCGGGTGTTAATTACGCTACTATAACAGAGGCTTTAACAGAGTCAGAGTTAGACACACTTATCCAAAATGAGGATGTAATTCCTTTTAAGCTTGTTGAGCAAACAGATAACTCAGACAAAGAGGAGGAGATTTGGGAAGGTAACGGAGGCGGAACACATAAAGTAGCCGATGGAGTTTCTAAGAACACTTACAATCTAATTACAACACCGGCACAACATGCATTTTTAAGGTCATACGATCAGTATAGCGGTGGTTATGTTGTTGTAGATAGAAACAAGAATGTAAGGATGCGTACAGCAGATGGAACTACAGTAGATGCTATCACAATAGGTACTATGTCAGTAGGAATTCACACCTCTGGTAACGATGGCAATCCAGCCTTTACACCTATCACAATAGATGATAGATTTCCTAGAGAGTGGAACGATAACCCCGTATCATTTAAGCCTGATTGGAATATCTTAGGTAAAAATGGACTATTACCAGTTAGAATATCTGTGGTAAGTGCTTCATCAACTGAAATTATAGTAACCGCAACTAACTACGAAACAGGAGCACCTGTTAGTGGATTAGAAGCTGCGGATGGTGCTGATTGGGTATTACTAACAGCGGCAGGTGCTGCTCAAGTAATAACAACTTCGACTGAGAGTGCTACATTAGGACAATACGCCTTAGCTGGTAGTTCATTTGTAACAGGTACACTTACATTAACTGATCCTGAGGACTTGGCAACACCGGGATATAAGGCAGCAAACACAGCAGTAGTAACAGTAACATAAAAAAGATATGGACGAAAAAAAAGAAGTAAAACCGGTAAAGCCTATTAAGGTTAAAAAATTATCTAAATCTGAATTTGTTAGACAATCGGGTATAGGTCATTTGAATAGTAAGGAGAAAAAGGAAAAGTACGATAAGTATTTAAAATAACTAAATGGGGAGACATTAAACACCTCCCCTTTTTTACAATGGGACTATTATCATTCTCTGAGAAATGGCTTAAACTTGACTTCATGGAAATAGCAGAACAAACGCTATTAGAAATGGATGAGTTTATAGAAGACTTAAACCGAAAGCAATTA